GAGTTTATCTGGTTCGAGGAGCCGAAGCCCGCCGGTTCAACGGACCTCGCGCTAGAAGGCTCCGCCGGTGCGGTCCAGACGCTCGGGCAGTGGGGACTCGCCAGTGGCATCAAGTTTCCTCCCTCACTTGAATTCCCAGGTGGGAAAATCGTCATGTTCAAGGATCCTCGCGGCCAGATAACCCCCCGGTGGGGTCTCCAAGCGGTCAAGCAGTTTTTGCTCCCGAAAGGGGACACGGTGGCCATGAAGAATTCGGTGCTTGACTTTAATCGGAAGGCGGGTATCCGTCCGGAGTTTTACGCCTGTGACCGAACGGGGCACGGGGCGGGAGTCGCAGATCTCCTCCGGAATGAGTGGTCCACCACGATCCACGACCTCAACTATACCGAGGGCGCGAGCGATACGAAGATCATGCAGGAGGACTCGAAGACCTGCAAAGAGGAGTATGAGCGCGCCTTCACCGAGCTTTGGTTCGCCCTTCGCATCTGGGGAGAGTTTCAGTATTTTCTGATCCACCCGTCGATGGACATGACGAAACTGACGCAGCAGCTTACACAGCGGAAGTTCAGCACGAGGGGCGGCCGGAAGCAGGTTGAGTCGAAGAAGGACTACCGCTCGCGGGGATTTGAGTCTCCCGACGAAGCGGACTCGCTTACGCTGTTGCTGCACGCGATCCGGCGGGGCACCGGGGTCATTCCATCCATGCGGGGCGGGGTGGCAAACGGTCCCGGCTTTGGTGGGGACGAGGACGATTGGAATGGAGCGATGTATCCGGGAGGGGTCCGCATTGACGAATCTAACCGCTCAGATTACCTAAACACATCTGACCATGAAGGCAATCAACCCTAATATTTACCCCAAAGAGGGCTACCAGTTCCGAGAGGTGGACGGCTCGCTTCATGTGGGCCAGTCGTGGGCTGGCGTGATCGCGCGCGTGAAGGATTACCGACGGCGCCAGGGAAAGCCGGTTGACGGAGTGGACGACGAAGTCATAACGCAAGCGTGTAAACGCACTCCCGTAATTTGCACGGAGGAGAGCCTGGCGCTCAAAGCGCAGACCCGGTATGTATCGCTCAAGGGAAGAATTCTGTTGTGGCTCTCCCGGATGCGAACGGCAAAGGAGAAAGAGCCGCTGGTCTTTGTAAACGACGGGATGCACGCAGCCCGCTCGGATGTCTGTATCCGTTGCTCGAAGAACGCAGGCCTCCCAGACGGGTGCGGCTCGTGCCGGGCGGCCCTCCGGGAGATGCTTCGGAGTGTAGTGGGCTCCCGGACTTCGGATAGTCGCCTGGGCGGGTGCATGGTGCTCGGAGAGTACCTACCCGCGTCTACTTGGATCGAGGAAGTAACGGTTGACAACCCTGAACTGCCCGCAGAATGCTGGCGCCGGAGAAGCGTATGATCAAGATGGCTTGGAAGTTTTTCGTGTCGATGGTACGGCATCAGTTCGCGAAATGGCGAGGGTACGAGATTTTCACCCCGGCCGCTCCGCTGGCGTACCGGGATGCGCAGTGCGCGGCCTGTCCTGACAACGATGACGGCCAGTGCCGGATCTGCCGCTGCCTGACGATTTCGAAGACTTTGATGGCTCTGGAGGAGTGCCCGAAGGGGCTCTGGCACCGAGTCTGGATCAAAAGGCTTCAACGACAGGCGGAGTGATCCGGGTGACTGTTATTTGAAATATGGCCGCTTTAGCTGAACTTCCGATAAGCAATTTGACCGGGACGGGCTACCCACAGAGCTATTTGGGATCCGTTATCCAGAGTCCCAAGATAGATAGCACTGGGAAGCCCACCCAGCGGAGCGTACGCGACATTGGAATGGCCCGGGACATCGTCCGGACGGTTATTATGGCGGGGCGCAACCGGTCCATAGTCAATTCCCGGATCCTGGCGAAGTATAATGCCGAGCGCCCATACGACGCTTACAAGCTAGAAGCGGAGGGCCTGGGGTGGCGGAGCAACTTCACCACGAAGCCGCTGCCCGCGATGATCGAGAAAGTCGCGCCGAGGTTCGTGTCGGTGATTGACGGGCTGAAGTATTTCACAAGCTCGCGCCTGGGGAAGAAATGGGAGAACGCAGGCGAGAAGACCGAGAAATTTCGGGAGCTTATCACGAAGACCATTCGCGCGCGCAAGGGCTGGCGCACCTTGGTTGAGGACATCGCTTTTGACAACTCCCTTTTTGGGCACACCATCGTAAGCTGGCTCGATGAATTTTCCTGGTTCCCCAAGCACTTCAAGCAGGATGAGAGCTTCGTGGCCGACGGCACGAAAGCCGATACCCGGTGGGCGCAGATTGTCGTCCTCAAAGAAATTTATCTCCCGCACGAACTCTTTGCACAGATCAGTCCTCCGTTCACGACTTTCGAGGCGGCAGAGGAGGCAGGTTGGAAGCTGGACGATACCCGGGGAGCGATCAACCGAGCCTCTCCCATCCAGATCCGGGACCGCCTGAACGTGGGCGGCACTCTCGAAACGTGGTATCAGAACGCGCTCCGCGAGTTGACTATCGGCGCGTCCTACATGGCGGGGAACAGCGTCATTGTCGTCTATACCCTCCTGGCGCGCGAAGTCAACGGCAAGGTTTCGCACTACCGCATGGCGGGGCCGGAGCTTGCTAATATTTTCGAGCGGCAGGATCGGTTCGAGAGCATGGAAGATTGCTTGACCTTCTTCAGTTTTCAGAAGGGTAACGGCACGCTTCACGGCTCCAAAGGCATCGGCCGGGATATTTACGAGATGGCGGGGATGATCGACCGGACTCGCAACGAAGTAGTGGATCGGCTGATCATGTCCGGCAAGACGCTGGTCCAGGGCGACATGAAACGCCTTCACACGTTCAAGATGTCCGTCGTAGGCAGCACGGTCATTGTGCCCTCGGGATGGACCTTCCTCGAACAGAAGATCGACGGCAACGTTGACGGGTTCTTGAAGCTCGATGCTTATTTCAAGCAGATCGTCAACGAGCTAATCGGGTCCACCTCGACGCCTCAGCCCGGCACTGGCGGTGAAGACATGCGGTCTCCGGCGGCCTGGAATCTCCTCGCGCAGCGGGAGGAGGAAGGCCGGGATGTTCGCATCACCCGGTTTATGATTCAATTTACGGATCTCATTCAGACGATGCAGAAACGTCTTTGTGATCCGGACACGATGGAGGATGATGCGAAGGATCTCCAGAAGACCCTGGAGGACTACATGAGCCGGGAGGAAATTGACGAGCTAGCGAACGAGCCGGTTGCGGGCACCGTCCAGGATCTCACTCCGCTCCAGCGTCAGTTGATCGTCTCGATCGCCCAAGAGAAGCGCGGCAACCCGCTTTACAACCAACGGCGCCTTGAGGTAGAAGACCTCACCGCTCGGATGAACGCCGATTTTGCGGACCGGCTGTTGCTCCCGGATTCGGATCCGACCGAGCAGGCGGAGCAGACGCGGCAGCAGCAGCTAGAGCTTGTCTTGCTGAGTCACGGTGAAGCGGTTCCCGTGAGCCCGCGGGATAATCACTTGATTCACTTCCAGGTGCTCATGCCCGCTGCCGAGCAGATTGCCGGGCAGATCTTGCAGGGCCAATTTTCTACCGACATCCTGGAGTCTGTTGTCGCTCACATTAACGAGCACTATTCCCAGGCCAAGCAGGCAGGTGTAAAGTCCCCCGTAATGGATCAGGTAGCCCAATTTTTGAGCAAGGCCGCGGGTGAGATCGCCAAACTGAAGGCAATCGATCAGCAGGCGGCTACGATGGCGGCCAGCGCTTCTGGGGTTCCAGGCGCGCCTCCTCCCGCCGGACCGATGCCTCCGCCGACTCCCGGACAACCTCAGTAAGTGTTCCACCCTGATGCAACCTATTAAACACCCTTATGGAAATACTGGCTAGTGATGGCGAATGGATTCAAACTGACGCAGAAAACCTTGCTCGCTTTCTCGAAAGCGACACGGGCAAGCGTCTTCTCCCCAAATTGGCCGAGCACTGCCCGGTCCTCTTTGACAAGGGGGACATCAATGCGATCCTGATCCGGAGCGGTGAAGTCCGCGCCTGGACAGGGATGATCGAATCACTTTTGGCATTGGCTCACCCAGTGCCGGAAACCGCGACCAAGAACGCGACGGAGTATCCTCCGCTCACGGACGATGCGGCCTGGAACGATGGCCAGCGGCTCGCGGATGCAGCAAACGAGAACCCGATAAACCCCTAACTGAACCCTATGCCCGAAAATACAACGACCGAGAAGCCAGCCGGGATGGTCAGCCCGGCGGAGAACAACGCCAAGATAGCCGCGCAGCAGAAGGCCCAGGATATTTCTGGCCAGTCCACTGTAACCGGCGAATTTGGAGATGCCACGGAGGCGCTTGACAAGCTGGCAGCGCAAGTCAAGCCCACTCCCGAAGTCACGCCGGCGGTTACACCTAAACCCGAAGCGCCGAAACCCGACACGAAACCCGACACGAAACCCGACGCGGGGACGAAGCCGGTCGAACCCGCGGCTCCGGATCCGGCGCTCGTGAAGCTGGCCGACGAGCTTTTCAAAGGATCCCCGAGTCTGCCGCCGAACGCCAGCCCGAAGTCTTCGGAAGCGTTTTCAAGCATCAAGCTCAAGTCAGCCCAGGAGATCAGCGCGCGCGAGCAGCAAATCGAGGCCCTCAAGAAACAACTTGAGGACGCTCGGCACCCGAGCCAGGAGCAACTCACCAAGGAGAAGGAACTGGAAGACTTGCGCCAGTGGCGCGCGAAGCTGGACGTGGACGCGGATCCTAAATTCAAGGATCACGACAAGACGATCGAGCAGAGCCGCGAATTCATCTACGCTCAGCTTCAGAAGAACCCCGCGGTGACGCCGGAGATCATCGAGCAGATCAAGAAATACGGCGGACCGGACAAGATCAACCTTGTCAAGCTTTTTGAGGCGGTGAAGGACCCGACGCTCCAGCGCATGGTGGAGTCGAAGGTTGCCGACATCGAGATGGCCAAATACAACAAGGAAATGGCCATTAAGGCGGCGAAGGAAAACGTTACGCAGTATGTCAAGGAGCGCCAGGAAGCAGCGGAGAAATCCACTGCGGCCAAGATCCAGGCGGTTACTGCGAACACGAGCAACCTGCTCGGCAAACTGGATTGGTTCGTCGAGAAGCCGCTTGACGGGGTGACGGACGCCGCTCAGAAAAAAGAGATCGAGGAGAACAACAAGTTTGTTGCGGACATCAAGGCCCAGGTTGCCACGGTGGTCAATGATGATTCTCCCGAGATGCGGGCGATCCTGATTACGGGCATGGCGCAGTTGTTCAACCTGCAACGGCGGGTGCCAACACTGGAAGCCAAGCTCGCGACTGCGGAGAAGTCCCTGGCCGAGATCACCAGCAAG